TATCTTTTTCTGTATATATATCAGGGTCAAAGTCAATCATGAATATATTAGGCCGTTCTGATAAATCATCTATTGTTCTAGTTAAGTATTTGCCTTGAGCTTTCTTTTTACTAACAAATCTTTGCTTTCTTAATGTTTTCTTTGTTATTGAATGTTCAAGTACAATGCCTGATGTGCCTTTAATGCTTTGGGCAAAGTTTGTAATTGATGTTACTTTTGAGTTTATAGCTATTACAATATCACTAAGCCTAAAGCCTAAATATAAGGATTTTAAGTCAGTACTATGTGAATGTATTAAATACATAATATCTTTCAGACATAATAATTTTAAGAGGAGTTTGTTAAATGTCCAGTTTAGCAAACTCTTAAGTTCTTAATGAAGCTGAGGTTTGCAGGTACTGGACGAACCATAGCTTCAACTTCATTAAAAACTTACTGTATTATAACATAATAAGCATAAATATGGTATAATAAAGTATTAAAAAGAAAAGTGCGGGAATCTCGGACCTATTGAAAAGGAGTTTGAGATTCCTGCAAAAACTAGCTTGGGAGCAATGATAGAAGAGCTTTCAAAAAATATCAATATGCTTTAATACGCGCTATAAGGAAAAAGAAATGTTATTAGAATATTATTTAAAGTATAAAAAATCTACATCTGTAGTGAATCTCCCAGGCTTTAAAGCTTTTGTGCTTCTTCAGTATCCAGAAGACTATGGTGTCTTGATCGAGTCGATGCTTCTTAAAGATCCTGACTTTAAGAAGATCCTGACTTTGATTGAAGGTGACTTGACCACTCAAGACTTGTTGGGTATTGTTAATACTAAAGCAGTTGATAGGACTTTTAAAAAGTATCATGATTATGATGATAAATTGATTGTTGAAACTAAAGAAGCAGACAAATGTTACTTGCCTTTAAAAGCTGAATCAAATTGAGTTGGACTCCTACACCTGTACAAATAATAGCATTACAATCTACAGCTGATGAAATACTCTTTGGAGGTTCTAGAGGTGGTGGAAAAACAGATACTGCTATTAGATGGTTATTATATGATGTAGAGAATCCTGCTTATCGTGGATTAGTGATTAGAAGAAATGCTACTGACCTTGCTGACTTTATAGATAGAGCAAGAACTATTTATACACCTCTAGGAGCTACAGTAACAGGCAATCCTGCGACAATTAAGTTTCCTTCAGGTGCTATCATCTATACAGGGCATTTAGCCACGCCTGACGCTTATACGAAGTATCAAGGTTGGGAAATACACAGACTACTTATGGAAGAGGTTACACATATACCAGCAGAAAAACTTTATGAGAAACTATTAGGTTCTGTAAGATCTACAGTAGACGGAATAACCTGTCAAGTATTCTTAACTACTAATCCAGGTGGTCCAGGGCATGAATGGGTTAAAGCTAGATTTCACATAGCTGACAAGCCTTCAAGGATTAAATTTGTAGAGAATGATAGAACATTCATTTATGTTAATGCTACCATTCGTGATAACCCACACTTACTACTTAAAGATCCAGCATACTTAAAATACTTAGAATCTCTACCTGAAAACCTTAGAGAGCAATGGTTGAATGGTTCATGGGATGATTTTGATATTGAAGGTGCTTACTACATTAAGCAGATGAACTTAGCTGAACGAGATAAGAGAATATGTACTATACCTATTGAGTCATCATTAAAGACTTATACCTTTTGGGATTTAGGTATATCTGACGCTATGTCTATATGGACTATGCAATCACTTGGAAATGAAATAAGGATGGTAGATTACTATGAAAACACTGGTGAAGGTCTTGCTCACTATATTAATTATCTGCATGATTTGCGTGATAGGTACAATTTTACTTATACTTCTCACTATGCACCACATGATATTGCAGTAAGAGAACTATCTACTGGAGTATCAAGAGAAGTCACAGCAAGGAAGATGGGTATCAGCTTTATTAAGGTAAAACGATCTAATAGTGTTTATGAAGGTATTGAAGCAGCTAGGAACATTATAGGTAGATGTTGGTTTGAAGCTGAAAGAACTAAAGAGGGTATTAGATGCTTAAAGAACTACAGAAAAGAGTTTGATGAGAAGCTTAACAAGTTTAAAGATCAACCATTACACGACTTGTCATCACATGGAGCTGATGCGTTTAGAACATTTGCAATAGCATGGAAAGGTGAGAGACCTAAGACACAAACATTTAATAGGATAGCAGAATATGAACGATAATTACATAGACACACTTACTAAAGAAGAGAAGTCTTTATATGACTCATGGAGCAAAGAATCAGTATATAAAGCTTACATATCTGAGCATAGAACAAGAACAAACCTTAATGAAGAACTTAATAAAACAAGAAGACAACTAATAGAGATCAAATGGAAACTAAAAGATATATCAGAGACTTTGTAGTAGAGGAGTTTGATACTACAGAAGACGAGTTTTGGGAAGCTTTAGTAGGATCTACTACAATAGTTTACAAAAATAATATGATATGTATGATGTCAGATACTTTCGTATATTACTTTGGAACTATCAAAAAACAACGAAAAACTAAGCAATTTTACCAGTTTTACAAGGAATTTGACCTAAAAGGGCGTAGATTCACTACAAAAGACCTCAGAATGTACTATAAACGTGTAGAAAAGGGTATAATTATATAAATTTAATACAAGGAAGCAACATGGGTGGTGGAAAAATAGGAAAAACAGTAATGGAGATATCAGATCCATTAAACCTTTTTGAAGGCAGTGAAGGTTGGATTGATCCATTGGATCTTGAAGGAAGATCAGTAAGGAGTGCTAAAGAAGCAGCAGATGCTCAAAAAGCAGAGATAGCTAAACAATCAGCATTAGTAGCAAAGCAGGATAAAATGATTGCTGATGAACAAGCAGCAGCAGACGTAGAAGCAGCTGAGAGAAAAGCAAGAATGGCTAAAGGTCGTAAAGGGTTACTTTATGGAGCAGAAACGGGTGTAACATCTAATGAAGTATTAGGCGGTTAGTATGTATAGATCAGAGAATTATGCAAGAATCCAATGCAGTGAATGTAGAAAGATAGTTGATGAGATTATGCCAGGACAGGTATTTACTGAACTAAAGAAATGTGAGTGTCAAGTTAAAAAGGCAACACCTAAAAAGAAAGCTATAGTTAAGAAGGAGTCATAATGTATGAAAAAATACAAAAACGACTAAAAGCAGCCAAAGCAAATAAACAATTATGGGAAAGTCATATCCGTGAGTGTTATGAATATGCTATGCCTCAGCGTAATACTATTGATAAGTATTCACCAGGACAAAAGAAAAGAAATAGAGTATTTGATTCAACAGCTGAAGGTGCTTTAGAGGACTTTGCTAATAGAATGACTGCACAATTAGTACCATCAGGAACTAATTGGATGGAGTTAAAATCAGGAACAGAGATACCTAAAGAAGAAAAAGAAAGTGTAGATAAACAATTAGAAGAGATGAATGAGATTGTATTTACACATCTTAACAGTTCTAACTTCTCATCACAAATTAATGAGAGTTTCTTAGATTTAGGTATTTCTACAGGTGCTATTATAGTTGAAGAGGGTGATGGTATTCAATCAGGGCTTAACTTTAGATCAATCAGCCTATCAGAGCTAATCTTAGAGAGATCCTCTTTAGGTATTGTTGAGACAATATTTAGAGAGTTTAAAGTACCTGCTAAAGATATTAAGTCATCATGGCCTACTGCTAAACTTACAGAAACTATTGAAAGACTTATAACAGATGATCCAAGTAAAGATGTAGCTTTAGTAGAGGGTATTGTTAAGAACGAAGACAACACTTTTACTCTTGTGTTAATGGATACTAAAGAGAAAGGATTACTATTAGAAGAAGAGTTAGAATATAACCCTTATGTGATCTTTAGAGAATCATCAATACCAGGTGAAGTATATGGTCGTGGTAGAGTTATGAGATGTCTTAATGATATTAAGACACTTAATAGAATGGTAGAGGATTATTTAAAAGGTCTAGCATTTCAAGCTAATCCAATATTCACAGCTACTGATGATGGTGTTATTAATCCATACACTATGAGAGTTGAGCCTGGTATTACAGTACCTGTAGGTTCTAATGATAGAACAAACCCAACTCTTACTGCTTTACAATTAGCAGGATCACCTAAACTTATGGACTTTGCTATTACTAAATATCAAGATAACATTAAACAAACTATGATGTCTAAACCTTTTGGTAATATTGAAGATACACCTGTAAGAACAGCAACAGAGATGAGTATCAGAAATGCAGACTTAGCTCAAACAACACTTGCAGCTTCAAGTAGAATACAAACAGAATTGTTAGAGCGTTTAATTGCAGCGTGTGTGCATATTCTTAAAAGGCAAGGAAAACTACCAGATATTAAAGT